AGGTGAGCCGTGCATCTTGCCGTTCGCCTCACGAACAAACGTACGCAACTCAGCAATCGTCGTTTTGCACAACAACCCAATAACATCATCACGCAACCCAGCATTCAACTCGTCAATAGCCAAAGGCTTAGAAACCGTTGTAGTACGCCAACCCAACGTTTCCGAAACCGTAGGATTCCTTTGACCCAACCTACGTTGCCTAAACAAATTCTTGTAACCCACACGCTGCAACCCTTTCAGGGTTGTCAGCCCGTGGTTGTTGGACTCAACCCCAATCAGAGCCTTGTTGTACCAATACCCAATCGCATACAACGTTTCTTCACCAAACAAGTCAGCATCCACATGCCCATGCCAATGGGCAACAACATCACCCGTAGAAGCATTCAAAACATGGGCAGACGAATAGTCACCATGACCTAAACCCTCCGCCACGTCAGCGCCCACAACATACACTTCACCCAACTTCGGAAACTCCCAAACAGCGAACTCGCCACCATCCTCACGGAACTCGTACACACCACGCCCGGGTAACTTAGCCAAATAGCCACGATACGGTTCTACCAACTCCAAACTACGCAAAGCATCCAAATCAAACACAGGACGCCCCGAACGAATAAACGCCTCATCAGGGTCAGATGGATACTCTTGAGCCAACTGCCAATCAGGCAAATCCCGTTTCTTAGACTCATACCAAGCATCATCACGTTCACCAGCAGACCAAGGAAAAAAGATGCCAACGAACCTATTCGTCTTGGTTTGTGAACCAACCCACAAATCATGAAAAATGTTTCCCTCACCGTTAGCCGTAGACAAACAGATAACACGACCACCAACGTCGGCAATTGGTTCAATAGAAGCCCACGCCTCATCAGGGTTAGCAAGGAACGCCATCTCGTCAATAACTACCCGATACACCGCTTCACCACGAGCAGGGTCATTACCCGAAGGCAAAGATTCGACAGCGGACTCGTTATCAAACAACATCTTCAACTGGTTATCAGAAATTAGTTGAGGGCCACGAACCTTCATCCATCCCGGCAACATCTTGTAACCATACTTAGTTTTTTGCAGCAACTTTGATGCTTCACGTTCGGTGCGAGACAACATGACTATGAAACGGTCAGCCCAAAAGAATGTTTCCCAAAATACGAAAGCGGCAGCCAATGTAGAGAAACCTATTTGGCGTGCTTTCAAAACAATCGTATAGCGGTGTTCCATCCACGATTTCGCTGTTTCTGTTTGCGCTTCACGCAACACAAATTTGATTCGTCCCCGTTCAGGGTGACGAATAAACCAGTACTCTAAACAGAAATGTTCAAACGCAGCCAACAGTTCATCTGTTGTTGCGTTGTCTGGTCCACGGCATTTACGCCACTCCTTCTCATTGAGAAGGTCTCCCAAATCCATTGTTTATTTGCTTTCTGAACCCCTACCAAATGCGGGGTCGCTTGAATTAACCCAACGCAATACAGGTGGAATCAGCGCAGCGACAGCAGCCTTGGCTAAGTCATCTGGCGCATAGTTGCCCGTGGCTGCGACTGCGACTACTGCTCCGACGACGCTACGGGCGTAGGACTGGAGTGCGGCTTTGTGTTTACAGTTCAGTTTCATCGGTGTCGCTTTCTGTTGGTGGTGTTACGAACTCATCTAAGTCAGCATCATAAGACATACCGGGACCTGCGTATGTGCCACGAAAGTTGCCGTTGTACGAAGTTTGCTTCCATACGCCAGCGAGTCCGAGTGATGCGATAAACGCCTGCCCGACTGCTTCTGATGCTGGGAAGTCACCGCCACCACAGTCATCGTTTGACACAACGATTACCCGATTCACGCACCCATTCTCAATCAAAGCGAAATGTGCCATAGTTAGACCTTGAACCTTACGAGAACGAAACCGCTACCACCAGCACCTTGAGAGCCAGAGATGTCTCCGCCACCGCCACCGCTTGCCGTGTTTGCGGCTGCGTCTGTAGAAGACATACCAGCCGTGCCACCACCTGAACCAGCCGCACCACCGCTACCACCCGTAGAACCACCTCCGCCACCACCACCACGAATAGTGGTAGTGGCAACTTCGCCACGAAACGCAGAAATGTCTTTACCTGCTCCGCCAGCACCACCGTTATTGACTGAGCCGTTTCCACCAACCGCACCAGCACCACCACCACCACCGCCGCTACCGTTCGGGTACGAACTTGTGCCAACTTGACCACCGTTGAAACCGAATCCGTCAATACTTCGCCCTATCGTTAGGGCACTGGCCGTGAAGCCATAGGAAGCGCCGCCACCGCTTCCACCGCTAAGCCCCACTGGACTATCTTGCGAACCGCCAGCACCACCACCGACTGCAGTGTATTTAGTTCCGACAACAGAAGCGCTACCACTAAGCCCTGCTCTACCTTGGTGACCAGTGTTCTTCGTACCACCACCGCCAATAGTGACCGTCTGGTTTGCGTCTAGATAAATGGTGGTTTCCCAAATAGAACCTGCACCACCACCACCACCACCACCTTCGGAGCGACTTCCTGACCCGCCACCGCCACCACCGAGAACATCAAACAGACCAGCCTTCGTCACCGTCAAAGTGCCTGTCGCTGTAAAAGTCAGCAGCGTGTACGACTGACCGCCAACTGTAATCGCTGATGGAGTGCCACCAGTCGCTATGCCGTACTCGGCAAGCCCAGCAAGCACCGTGTTCCACGACGACACATAACCCAACACACGGCGACCAGCCACAACTACTCCCCTTCGTCAGGCTCAGGAGGTGGTGGTGGAACGATGACAACACCGTTCTTCACAGCCCAACCGATAGCCGCAGGTGCTTCATCGGTGTATTCAATGAGATGCGTCGGGTCATCATTCACCCAATCCGCAGACTTCACAGAAATATTCACCACAACACCATCAGTCGTATTCGGCGCAACATGGGCAACTGTCCGTTCGCTCATGCTAGGTACTCAATCCACACATAACCGCTACCGCCTGCTGCGCCGTTTGTGCCTGCTGTGCCGGGTCCGCCAACGGTGACAGCGATTCCTACGCCTGCGGTGACTGCGCCACCTGCGACAATGTATGCACCGTTGCCACCAGTGATGACGGCACCTTCTGATAAATGCGTTTCCTGTCTAAAAAGAGAACCTGTTGCGCCTTGACCGCTGTTGGTTGCGCCCGCAACCGCATTTGCGTAAGAAACTTGAATGTTTGAGTTCGCCGCTGCACCACCCGTTGCGGTAATCGTTCCGCTTGCGAACGCAACCGAACTATTACCGCCTGCGCCACCACCTGTTTTGCCGTTTCCGCCGCCTCCTGCCTGTATGTGTGCCACCGCATAAGTGACACCAGAAGGCGGAGTGAAGGTACCGTCAGCAGTAAATCTATCTACTTTCATAACGCCTTTCGTAGGAACAGATTGGATAACCAGACCTGAAACATAACCCGTGAGAGCCATTGTTAAACCGTAATTCTATTGACAAACCCGTACAACACAACAACATCAGCCGTAGCAGCAAACGCACGAACAACTTTTGCTGTTGCATTACCCTGAATGGGCAACCCGGGGATTATCGTCACCAAACCAGCCTCAGGCAACACCGTGACCTCAATATCGTTATCAACAGCAGTAGTTCCACCAAACTGAACCGTCAACTTCACCGAAGAAGTTGAAGTGTTCACTGCATACAGCCACACTTCATCAATAGTTGTGGGTGTAGTATCCGCTGTATGAATTGCGGTACCCGTGCCGCTTGTAGCGGCAACCTTAATACCCAAGCCCGTACCCGCTGTTGAACCACCTGCTGGTCGTAACGCTAATTTGCTGAAAGTTGCCATACCTACTCCTTAGACCTGTTGCTACCTTTTACGAAAACACTGTATTGCTTAACACATTATCAACATCGGTGAAATCCACCGAAGGAGCCAAAGCCTGAACAGCCCCATCAAACACACCATTATTCACAATATACTCCACCAACTCAGACAAAGTAATCTTCTTCGTTGTGGTCGCACTTACGTCAACAACAGGAACAACATCGGTGTCAGCCGCACCAGCACCCAAAAGTGCTGTCAGTTGTGAAATCTTTAGGTCAGCCATTGCCAGCCTCCATCAAAACGAACCCTCCATCTTCTAGGAGCAAATCGCTACCTGTCTCCAACTCCAAGTTAGAAACAACAAAATCGCCATCATTCCAAAATGCATTAGCCACATCACCCCACGTAGAACCAGAAGCACCTTGCGTCACATAGTAATCAAACTGCAACGAACCACGATATTGCAAACCAGTAGCCGACCAATGCGCATACAACAAATCACCCAACGTATCCCCCGCCTCTGGATACATGGCCATCAAAGCCGTATACATCGCATCATTCGTAGAAACCATCACACCACCTTCAACGTACGGCTATCACGCTCACGCCTAGCCATAGCAGCAATCAACTCATCCAAATCCGAATCCGACAACTCAGCCACCCGACGCTCAGTCTTTAACTCAACCGTAGGCGGAGCCATACGGTTCGTAGCCTGCAAATACAACTGAGCCGACTTCACATCCCCACCCACAGCCTTGTCATACAAAGTGTCCAACAACAGTTGTGTACGCTCAGGCGAA